TATATACAATAAAAATGGGGCTGTAGTTTTTAATTACAACCCCTGTATTTGTGTGCGAATTTTCTAATGACAAAAACTCTATTTCAAGTTTTTGAACAGAGATAATTCTTGTTAGTCAATTTATCAGAAAGAATGTTAAGAATCAAGTATTATTATTCGTTTTCGAATTTTGTTAGTTCTTTATTGAACTTTAGTTTGATTGTTCCAATCGGGCCGTTACGATGTTTTGAGACAATAAGTTCAGCGGTATCGGGTTCAAGAGTTTCATTGTTATATAATTCATCGCGGTAGAGAAAAGCTATAATGTCTGCATCTTGTTCGATTGCGCCAGAATCACGTAAGTCTGAAAGTATTGGGCGATTATCTGTACGTTTGTCGACTGCACGCGATAATTGTGATAAGGCAATAACGGGTATATTTAACTCTTTAGCTAATGCTTTAAGATTTGCAGAGATTGAAGTAATTTCTTGATTACGGTTTTCAAACCATTTCGTTGTAGTAATCAATTGTAAATAATCGATTATCAACAGATCAAGTCCGTATTGTTGTTTCAAATGTCTGGCATTTGCCCGTAAAGCGGTTATTGATAAAGCTGGTGTATCGTTTATAAACATTTTTTTGTCAGATAGTAAGGCTGATGCTTCAGTAAGTTGCATCCATTCATCTGAGGTTATATTTGCATTGCGTATACGTGTTTGTGAGACGCCGGACAATGTTGCTAACATACGAAAGACTAATTGTTGACCCGGCATCTCTAAAGAAAACATTCCAACATTGTAACCGTTAAGAATTGCGTTAAGGCCCATATTGAGAGCTAGTGCTGTTTTGCCCATAGAGGGACGCGCTGCTACTATAATGAGATCTGATTGTTGGAAACCGTTTGTTAATGTATCGAGATCTCTGAAGTTTGACATGATTCCTGAGGCTTTTACTTTGCCTTTGGATATTTCGGTTAAATCTTTAAAGGCCTTGGTTATGAAAATATTAAGTTGCTTAAATGAACCGGTTACTTGTTGATGTGTTATAGCAAATATTGATTGTTCTGCATTGCCAATGAGTTCATCGATTGGAATTTCAGATGTGGATGAGCAACTTGTTATGACTTCAGTGGACGCTATTATTAATTTTCTGAGTTGCGATTTACCTCGTATGTTTACTGCATATTGCTCAACATTATTAAGACTTGGTATATCTGATTGTAACTCAATTATATATTCTTCGCCGCCTGTGTTATTGAGCACATTGCGCGCTTTAAGTTCATCTATTAAGGTGAAAGTATCAATTCGTTTCTTTTGTTCATGAATAGCTAACATTGCTTGGTATATAGAACGATTAGCTAATGTATAAAAGTCATCTGGTGTAACTATATCGGTGATTGTTGATATCAAATCATCTTGAATTAAGATCGCTGCAAGCAAGGCGCGCTCTGATTGTGGACACGATGGCGGTACGCGTAAATTTGTCATTTCTGACTCCTTGGATATAATACGAATAAGTTATTACAAAAAGTTGTGAGAGGAATTTCTTCCCCTCACATTCATTCTCCATTATACTGAGTCCAATTTTAGTTGAAATAATTTAAACGAAAAAAGACAATGATAAAAGCTTGGCGGCTACATTGTCCTTTAACATAAAAAGTGATTAAATAATATGATAACGTCCGCCATAAGTCAACAGAAACCTCAAACAAACAACAAAACTACTAAAGATAATCCACATTGGAATAAAGCGCGCTTTACCCGGCGATATAAACTGATCAAAGTATTGCCTGAGAATGCGTTACAGGACGCTAAGAAACGTTTTGGCAATTGTTTTTTTGTTAATGCGTTGGCCAATATGCTTCGGATTGGATACGCCCATAATCTTATTGTTATCTCCCGTGAGAACTTGGCAGAGAAACTAGGATGCAGTATTTGGACCGCGGGCGACATTCTTCATGAATTGTATGAGATAGGCATAATCCACATAATCGCCCAAAGATATAAAGACGGCAAGCCAACTACTAATTTTTATACCCTTACGCAAGCAGCAAAAGATACCGTGTTTGTTGAATTTGTCTTTTGGGTCATGAAGGGCTTAAAAAGGCTCGATTATTTTATGTTATGCAATATCAAAAAAGCCCTTATTCCTGCATACACCTCACTATTATCTTCCTCATATATATATATGAGTCTTATTAATAATATAATTCCTTATAAGAAGAAGACTTTTATATATAAAAAGTCTAAGAAAGAAGAACTAACGAAGCATGATCCTCCGATGTGTATAAAATCCTTGCCGAAGTGTGAACTTCGAAGTGAAAAATCCCTTACAAAGGGAAAGACTATGCTTGTGAACAAACATGATAGCCAATATACACACAATGAAAATAGCGTAAGCGCGGGCAAGATAGATTTAAGGTTAGAAGAATTTAAAAGGTTATGTTGCGAAATGGCCGCCAAGTGCAACGTTAAGCCGCTTGCCATATTACCAGACGGCAGACACTAAAATCGTTCGTCTCAATTGAAATTTACTGCCTATTTATAGTATCTGTAGTCTTGTGGTCTATCTCTTCAACGGTTATCTTGCCGTTTACTGATGTGATTTTATAAGTCTTGTGTATGTCTTTATTATCTTGTTTGTTGAAATCTTTATTTTCGCCCATGGCCATAACGGCTATCAATAACAAAAAGAATATGTAATACATACAAGGCCTTTCTTTTTAAAGATGTTCCGTCTATTATATCAGCGATACGACAGATGGCTTACGGTATTTGTTGATTTGGTACGTAGGCCATCGACTATAAACGATAGCGGGTAGATTGTGAAGAAACTGTTTCCTCCTTCGCCAAGGCTACGGCGGACATGGCTTTCCGTTCTTTTTATGGTGTCTTGCAACATCTTTTCTGCAGAAGTTGAGTCAAACTCACTCAACTATTCTTATATTTATGACGAAGATCTTGAAGATCATGACGAAATTCCCGTTCAATACATATATGGATCTGAAGAATATAAACTTTATTTGATTGCTATAGCCCACAAAGGCTTCTTACTAAGGCTTGATTATAGCTTTGGCCTCTATGTAGCAATAAATTCAGACGAGACACTGATATTTGAAGAATTCTCAGATGACTTTGAACTGGATGAATATGAATGAGATTGTGTATGTAATACCCGGCAATCCCATTGCCCTCTCTCGCCCCCGATTATCTCATTGCGGTATATATGATTCTCAACGGAATGAAAAGCTCATAGCAGGTCTTAATCTTCGCCAACAACATGGTGCTCTACCACTCTATACATCTACACCACTCCACCTTGAAGCAACATTTTACATGAATATGCCCAAATCATCCCGCCGCAAATGGCCTCAACTTCGTGGAACTTATCATTTCTACAAAGCGGATCTTGATAATCTTTTAAAATTTCTATTAGACATTTGTAATAATGTAATATTGAAAGACGATAGTATTGTTTCATCCATTTCAGCCTGTAAGATTTATGATGATAATCCACGGACTGAATTTACATTTAGAGTATTGAAATGAAGAAAGCAGCAGCAGATAAAACTTCTAATACTACCCGTAAAAAAGATATTGATACAAATGATTGCACTCAGTTGATACGTTTTAAAAATATGAATTCTTGGAAAGAAAACGAACTGAATGAAATGTTCATTGAGAAGTTTTGTAATAAGTTAATGCTGTTTGCTGATAAAGAAGATTCAGAATTTCTTGAAGATTTCATTTATGATGAAGGCGTTTCTGAAAGAACATTTTATTTTTGGTGTCAAAAGTATCCTGAAATACAAAATGCACATGAATATACAATGTGGCGCTTGGGCAAAAAAAGACAGAAAAAGCTCGAGGCTTATGACCCTTCTAAGATCGCCGTCACTATGTCGTCATATTCCAAGCGTTGGGCGGCTTGTGAAGAACGTCTATCAAAATTAAAAGCGGTTCAACAAGCCCAAGCTGCTAGTGGATTACTACTATCTGGTGTGTTTAGCACAGCACTAGAACAAGCTGGCATTACTTCAGTAGGACAAGGTGAAAGTCGAGACACAGATAAGACTTGATAAGTTTGTTTTGCGGGGTTATCAAATACCTTTATTTAAAGCAATTGTTGAAGGCAAATATAAACGTATATTATCTATATGGCCTAGGCGTGCAGGTAAAGACGTTGTTTCATTTAATGCTTTATTGCACTGTGCATTACATCGCAAAGGTACCTATTGGTACGTTTTTCCTACTTTTTCTCAAGCACGCAAAGTGATCTGGCAATCAATCACCAATGAAGGCAAACGGTTTCTCGATTATATTCCTCGTGAGCTTATTAAAAAAACAAATGACAGCGAAATGCGTATTGAACTGATTAATGAGTCATGTATACAGCTTATTGGGTCAGACCATATTGATGCTCTCGTTGGTTCTAATATTCATGGCATCATTTACAGTGAGTATGCGTTGCAAAATGAGCTGGCTTATCAGCTTCTAAGGCCGATTTTGTTGAAATCTGAAGGATTTGCGGTCTTTATATCAACGCCTCGTGGCAAAAATCATCTTTTCACTCTTTATGAAATTGCCCGTTCTAATCCTAAAGATTGGTTTTGTCAGTTATTAACGGTTTCTGATACTGGACATATAACCTTACAAGAAATAGAAAAAGAACGGCAAAGCGGTCTCATGTCTGAAGATCTTATAGAGCAAGAATATTTCTGTAGTTTTTCAGCTGGTGTTGAAGGTGCTTTTTATGCACGTTATTTAGACCGTATGCGCGTTAATGGCCAAATTGGTTGTGTACCATGGGAAAGTGGTTTTAAAGTCCATACGGCTTGGGATATAGGCGTTCGTGATAATACCTCAATTATATTCTTTCAGACTATTGGGCAAACTGTTCGTATTATAGATTATTATGAGAAGTCCAAAGAAGGTCTTGAGTATTATATTAAGATACTTCATGAGAAACCGTACATTTATGGCAAACATATAGCGCCCGCCGATATAGCTGTAAAAGAATTTGGAACAGGTATGACTCGATTAGAGAAAGCCCGTCATCTAGGTATTACATTTACAACAGCGCCAAGCCTTGGGAGTATAATGGACGGTATCGAAACTACACGAACAACGTTATCTAAGATTTGGATTGATGAAACTAAATGCAAACAACTTATTGCCTGTCTTGAAAGTTATCGCCAAGAATACGATAACAAGAAAAAAATCTATAATTCTCAGCCTTTGCATGATTGGTCTTCTCATGGTGCAGATGCTATGAGATATCTATGCATATCTCTGCCTAAGACACGCGATGGCTTGAGCGCTGAAGAATTAGACCGCCGCTTTTTAGAAGCTACAGCGGGACCGCAAGCTCAACTTCCTAAATTCTTCCGTGACGACGAGCCTAAATATTGATTATTTTAAATAAATGGCTTAGATAAACGGTTTTCTGCTTAAAACCTTGATTTGAAAGAGCAAAAAGTTGCAAAAAATGCATCAATTGGTGATCGAAAAGCTTACTTTGTATCATATAATTTCTTAAAACGGGGGTTTTTTGCACTCATAAAATCGACTTTATCTGTTTCATCATTGTCATCGTCGTTGGCGTATTGTAATTCTTTTAATTTCTCAACTATTGCGTAGGCTTGGTCTTTTTTGTTATGCAACAAGCAATCTGCAAGGTTTGCAAATAAATGGTTCCTATACCATCGCCTGAAACCCTCTTCAAAGCATTCAGGAATCGCCTCGATAATGTCGTTTTGCAACTTGTGTCTTTCTCTTCTTTCTTGCTGTTCTTCTGCTTTTATCCGTTGTCGTTCTATTGCCTTATTTTCTGCTTCTCTAAGCCTGTGTTTTTCTTCATCAATTTCAGTTCTCGTTATTACACGGTAATGGTATGGATTAATGCAGTTTTCATTGTAAGGACATCTGAAATCTATATGCTCTGAATTATTTGGATCGAATATATTGAAGCAGTCAAGTTCAATGCGTGCTTTCACTGCGATATTGTACAGTGAATCTTCTGTGAATCCGCCGTATGCAGAACATATCACTGAATCTCTGATGTTGTGGTTTTTCCAGCATTGTGCCGTATAATCTTTAATAGTTTTATTGCCCCACAATCGTTCTTTATTGTAGCCATGTTCATATAATAAACATAATTTTGAACAGTAATGATTTTTATCGTTTAAAAATTGCTGTGCTTCGATAAATTTTATGTTGCATAACGTACAACGGCGCCAACCTTCTGCTTTTTCTTTTGTTTTCTTATCCTTTTCATATTGCCGTTCTATTTTTTTTAGTTCATCTTCCGGCATATATTCAATATGATCGGGATTAAAGCACATACCAAACGTATAGTTACATTTATCTTTTAATCGACGCCATTTTAATCCATATATATGTGAATCTGGATGATGGTATTTATATAACAATTTTCCCATAGCTGCTGGCGAATATCTTGTGCTATCAATGATTGGATGCTTTTGGAAAGTCCAATGTTCGTTTTGATCGCCTTTATAGATTATTTGACTTTTTACTTCATTGTATTGATCTTCTGTCAAAGATATATCATCTGACGGATCACTTCTGAAAGGATTTATTTCATTTTGTTTCATCGTTTCCTCTAAGTCTTTCTGCTTCTTTGTGTGCTTTTTCCTTTAGGTCAGCTATCTTCGCTTCGCTCATTCGTGTTGCAAGATAGTCATCGAAGTTTTTTGTCTTTGATTCTTCACTTTTAGGAACAATAGTGATTTTAATCTCAGGTGAATACGATTTGCAGACCGCTGCTAACTCTTCAAGCTCTAAATATGCTCGAGCTAATATCAATGTAAATTCGCTCAGCTGAAGTTCTTCTTTGTTTTCTAGTTTTTGCAAGGCAGATTCAAGCTTTGTTTTCTTTTTCGTCATGATTTGTGGCTTATTCCTCTGAAGAGCCTAGATATTTGTTTCATCGCTCTACTATATCAGAAATGTAAGCTTTTTCACGTAAAAGTCCCATAAATTGATATTTATAGGTTAACCAGTTTACATTTGTAAAAAACACTATAAAATGTTTAATATATAAGGTTTTTAGGGGTTTAGGGGAAACAAATGATAAATTTTATCGTAGATATGACAGTAGGTATCATTCTTTATATACTTCTTTGCAAATATTATTAACTTATTGCTTAGTAAATACAAATGCTCCTTGTTGTGAAGCTTGAGTCTGCTTCGCTTTAGACAATTCGCCAATAGTTTTAAGTGTCTCTATTGCAGCAGGTATATTCTTTCTTACTGATTGTGTTGCCAATTGCCCTATAAGGCTTCTTATCTCTGGGCTTGTACGAACTAGGTCTATAGCGGTTGAAACTTCTTTTGCTGTTAATGGTATCATCAAGCCACCTATTAACTTTGGGAACCCTATTGATATACCGGTAACCATTTGCAATCCATATTTTATTAATGGAGCAACAAGCGGGGCATCACGTACTATCTCTTTGCCAGCTTTTGATTCAAGCATTCTGGTGACTGGATTTCTTGCAGCAAGCCCTTTTTCAATCGATTTGCCTGGTAAATATGATTCTGCAAATGCTTTATTAATATCTGTACCATGTTGTATAACTTCGTGAACTTTATCTAATGCATTATTGTATAATTTAATTGCTTTCTCATTATCTGTTTTATTAATGATATCTTCTAAGTATGTTTCGGCATTTATTGCATTTGAAACAGTGGTAGCTGTTGGTTTGCGTACATCAAGTAACGGTTTTAGTGGAATTTCTGGTTTAGGAGCTAATTCTTTAATTGTTGGGAATTTCGGGGATGTTCCTATTTTTTTTGTAAATTCTTCTGCTTTATAAAAAGGTTTTTTAAACTCTGGAATATCTTTTGCTTGTTTTGCTATGAATTCACTTATATCATGTGATGCACGTCCATAAATGCTGGCTTCGGCTCCTTTAGAGTATTCGAGCCAACTATTTAAGACCTTTTTCGCTTTTACAGCTTTATTTAATGAAATATTACCATCTTTGGGTATATCTAAAATTCTATCAATTTTCATTATATTTTTAAGAGCACGAACATCGTAACCAGTTGGTAGATCATGAACTTCTTCGCCATATTTTTCGACGATATTTTTTAATACTGAGGCATCAACTATATGTTTGCTTCCTATTGCTTCTGCTTGATTGTATAAAGGAATTCTCTGTTTCTTCCATTCACTAACATTAATAGGATGTTGTCTTTGTAGTTCCTCTATATTTGCTTCCGCTTTCTTAACAGCAACACCGTGTTTTGCTTCTAGTTTGCGTATTTTTTGTTCAACTTCAAACGATTCAAGTGCATGTGCTTCTGTTAATGCTTTTCTGTCTATTCCTAACAATATATCTTCTGCTTGTTCTAAATGTTTGGCGGCATCGGTCTGAGGTATCGTTTTCGCTTCAGCGTGTAAGCCTTCAAATGCTTTACTTAATGGTGCTGTTTCATAAGGCATCATCTGACCAAGTTCATGCGCTTGTGAAGTTAACCCTTCTGCTTTTTCTGTTGCTGCTTTCTTTATGACGCTTGATCGCATTCCTGGATAAAATGCTGTTCCTATAGTGGTGCCTATGTCTAATAGATTTTGTACTGTTTCACTCGCGCCTAAACTTTTAGCGCCTGCCGCTACTGTTTTGCCCGGTATGAATGAACCCAATGCTCTTGCGCCACCTAACAAACTTCCTCCGCTTGTTGCTGCTGCCATTGGAACTTCATGAGCAACACGTTGTAAAACATCTTGAAGAAAGTTAGGTTGTTGTAATACTTGCTGATAATCAGCGGGTAACTTTCGAGTTAATGCTTGCTCAACACCGGCGCCTGAAGTTGGTATTCCTTTTGATTCCCCAAGCATCTGCAATAAATCAACAACAGATGTGCCGCCTGGCAAACTCATACCCGCCAATGGTCCGGCTGCTGCTCTTACACCTAAATTCGCCACATCTGCAACGCCACCCGCTACCTTAACAAGCGGTGCCGCTAAATTTCGCCATAGTGGTGCTAACTGTTCTCGTGCTTGTGCTGAATAATCGACAGGGGTTGGCCCAGTAGATCCTTGTTGGCTTGTTGGTCCGCCTTTTGTATATACAAAGCCGCTCATAGCGCCTCCTCTTGAATTTCAGGGTGCCATTTACCATGTTTATAGTGCCAAAGTACATCTGGAATATCTGGTAAATGGCCTTCATCGCCTTCTTTGCCTTGAGGTAATGGTGAAGTCTTCAGCTGTTCAAGTGCTTCCATGTTATTTTCTATTTCTTTTTCAGCTAATTTCTTTAATTTAGGCGCAATCTTGCGTTGAGCATCTGCTAACACATCCGGTGGTAATGGCTTATTTTTTTGTTTATATTTCTTTTCTATACGCGATACTTCATCGTCGCGTATGACTCGTATTCTATTACGTATATCTAAATTCTTCAGTTTAGCTATAAAGCCTTCGCGCGTGTTCCATGCTGCCGGCAACGTATGCGTTTCTTGTTGAAGCATAACATTTGTTATTTTGCCGGTTCCATAGTCTGAACTTGTTGATTGTGCAAGTCTGTTTATATAACTATCCATTATGTCTGTTGTTGGCGTTGTAAAAAATTTATCTAGCCCAAATTGTTCTAATGTAGCAGCATAAGGACCTATGCTTAGGTTGGGTGATCGTGCAACCGTTAGCATTGATCTGATAGTATTAACATTTTCTTTCGCCATCCGACCCATTGCATGCGATGTATCAAGTGCTTTGCGCTGATCTTGATATGATTTGGCAATTTGTTTTTCTTTTGTAACGCCGAATTGTTGTTGCGCAAGCCTTTCTCTTTGTTCAATCTTCTGTTGCCCTTGTTCAAGGCTTAGTAATTGCATTACATTTTGTGACGTCATCCGACCCGGCAATTTTCCCAAACCGGGTTGTTGCCCTATCTGAGGCATTGCTTGTTGTTGTCCCTGTTGCATTCCCGGTGTTGCTTCTTGGAATTGTTGTTGAGCTATCTGATCAATCGGTGCACTTTGTTGCCCGATTCCGAACCGGCTTTGCATAAATGCAGCATTTGCTTCTTCACGTGGTGCTTGTAAAATGTCCTTTGCAAAAATACCTCCTAGTTGCGGTGGCAAATTTGCTATTGTATGAGCTTGTTGTGGTGTTATACCCGGCAAACCAAGAAGTGCTTTCTCTGTTTGGGTTTGTTGATATCGTTGTTGCATCTGCTGCAACTTCATATTTGCTAAGGCTTGAAGGCCGCTGCCCAGTCCGGTGCCGAATGCTTCACCAAGTTTCTCGCCTACGCCTGGGGTTTGTGGAATTACTGATGGCATTGCCATAACTATCTCCTTTTAAGCAAACATTGCAGCTATTTTTAATATTGTTGGTATTAATTCAACGGCTGTTTTACCTGCCGTTGCCCATCCGTCTCCAGAGCCTGAGCTTGCACCTCTGTAACCTGGTTGATTGTAAGGCGTATATTCCTGCTTGGTAACAGGGTCTATTTGTGTATCTGACCTATACGTCTGCCCTGCTCCACTGCCACCGAACATAGCTTGACCTCCCGCTAATACACCTGTCAATCCCAATCCGCCTAGCATTGTACTTAATGGGCTTTCCCATGCACCCGCACGGCGTGGCTGATAAGACGTTTCATATTGTTGTTGCATACCCATACCCAATAACTGTTGCAATAATGGTTCTCTTTGTAGATTGTATTGAGATTTTAATGCAGC